TTTTAGAATGTCTTCTTGAGCACTTTTTAAAGATTTTTCCAAAAATGAATTTTGTTCTTGAAGAGATTTGGTTTCACTCTCAACATTTTCGGTTGTTGAAATAATTTCATTCAACCTATTTTGTTTCTGCATAAGAGCATATCCAAATTCAACATCAAGATTACTAAATTCATTAGCAACATCGGTTTCATCAATACTGGCCAATGCTCCATTTGTTAAATCCCTCATTGTAATATTAGGCATCCTTTATCCTCTCCTCATTTTTGACACAATTAACTTTGTATATTCACTCAAGAATTCTTTTAATTCTTCCCTAGAAACAGTAAGTAAGTTGTTATTAACTTCAATATTGCCAACCGGGAAAACCGTCTTGGAAACAATTGAAGAAACAAAAGCATCAGAGTATGCCGGATTATGAACAGCATCATAAGTCACCAATTCAAATTGATTGATCTTATTTACGTTAGAATTATCATAAGAAATATCTTGTTCTGTAAGCGCTCTAATTGAAACGCCTACTTTAACCTTATCTCTCAGAAGGGATGAAAGAATTACACCATTGGGAGTATCAAGAGTTTCAAATCTTCCAACAACATGGCTGCCATCCATTCTCAAATCAGAAATAACCATAGCAACATTCTTTAACATTACCGTAGCTAATCTATTAACATCTGTAATATCGTCGGGATGATCTAATTCACCCAACAATCTTCGATCTGTAATAATTGAACCAGCCTTTTGAATAGCTGACATTAAACCAGATTTAGGAAACATATGGCCATTAGCATTTGGAACGTCTGCTTCCTGAAATACACAATCGACCACGACTTTTGGCCCAAGAAGGGATTTATCTTCTTTGGATGTAGAAGAAGCCACAATTGTATATTCTAATTTTGGAGATACAACAGTTCTAATTAATGATCTCATCTGTATTACCTTCTTCAAAGGACGTATTGCCTTCTTCTAACATTGGTTCTGGATTTATTTCAACTTCATCCGTCTGACCAATCTTATTTACAACATCCATAATTTCATTTTTAACTATTTTATCCATTATGGCAACCATTACTGTAACGGCTTCAACATTGTTATCAATACTGACCTTATCATTGTCTTCAATACTCTCGGAAAGAGTTGCTAAAGCTTCTGATAATTCCATTTCTGGTTTACCTTCAAATTCGGGTTTGCCATACTTGAAAGAAAGATTTCTAAGTTCCTGAACAATTTCCATATTATCATTTGATTCTGGAGCCATTTCATTGTTCAATTCTGTTTCGCCATCAGAAGGCATTATAATGTCATTATCGGCCTGAACAGGTGTTGGTTTCTTATTAAGAACCTTTTGCATCCTTGCCAACTGTTCTTCAATTGATTGAGCCTCACCAGTTGGTGATTGTTTTGATCCCATTGAAATATTTTCATCATCTTCCATTGGTTCAAAATCATCATCCATGAATTCATCATTTTCAGGCTCAATTTCTTCGGAACCACCCACGATCTGTTCTTGAAGGTTTTCAATTTTTTCTTGAACATTTTCTAATGATGTTGACATTTCAGGATTATTTGTTGAAATGTTTTGAGAGATTTCCTCAATGGACTTTTTCAATTCTTCAAATTGTGCATTAACATCTGATGAACCTTCTGATTCATCTTTCATGGTTTCTATTGGTAAGCCTTCAGATTCAGAAGTTTCAGGTTCAATTAAATTTTCATCTTCCTGTTCTTCTTCTGCTACAACCATTGAACTTAATTCAACTTCTTCTTTTTGGAGTTGAACATTTTCTTCTTGATTTTCCACCGTATTATTTTCTAAATTTTCAGGAGTTGAAATATCTTCACTTGTTTCTTCCATTGTAATGTTTTCAACAAGTTGGGAATACCCTTCCAATTTCGATTTAAATTCTTCAAGTTGTGTTAAAACTTCTTCCATATTAACCTCACCCGAAGATTCGGTATTTGTGAAAGTATTAAATTCATCAAGTTTATCATTGACAAAAAGTTTAATATTGATTAACTGCGTCACAATATCCATATCACTGACATTATCAATAGCATTTTGAACAAGATCAACAATTTCTTGAGCATAGTCAGAAATTTCAGTTAGTTTATCCAACATTCCTTGGCTTTCATTTGTATCCTCTTCTGGCATTTCCATTTCAGGTTCTTCACTTGGCGTTCCTTCTGGCATTTCTTTTGTTTCATCGGTTGTATCCAACTCTTCAGATACCAAAGGAGAATAATTTGAAAGACAGTCTTGAAGATTGGCAGTGATATATTCACGAATCATAAATAACGTATTGGTATCCAAATTAGGCACATTCAATTTAATATTTTCAAGAATAGCTTTATCTGAATCCGACATATCATCACTAAGACTTGCAACCGAATCAATCCCAGAAGAAATATCAGATAAAAGTTGATTTCTTGGATCGAAATTTGGCATATTTTTTAACCCCCATATATAATGAAACTAAATATCTAGTTTAATTTCTTCTTTTTAACTTTCTGGTGAGACTGTTTCTGATGTTTCCATACCAGATTCTTCTCCGCCCATTTGTGGTAATTCTTCCTCTGTCGTTTCTTCTGGTTCTTCCGAACCAAAATCAGATTCCCCAAATGTTTCTACATCGCCAAATCCACCACCAGATGACCCACCCATTTCTCCCATGTTTTCATCTTCTGGATTCTTAAATATTGTCATCTTCTTTTCTTCTTCCTTTTCTTTTTCCATTTCCTGCAATTCTTCTTCCGTCAAACCAATGATATTTTTGGCTAGCCATTTCATTGAAATATTTGGTATCATTCCCTTTAAATCACTAGCAACCGAAATTCTATTACTCATATTTTCTAAACGAATATTATCTTCAAGATTTTGTGGTTCTGGCAATGAAATGGTGACGGAACCAACCAATTCAGGGTATCCCATAATGATTAAACAATTGTCAACCAATTGATTTAATCCAATATTAACATCTGTTTGAAGTTTTTTAATTTGTCGGGCAAAATTTACATCTTCCAATGTCAATAATGCTCTTGTGCTAGTTCCTTCTTCATTAGCTAAATATGCAGGTGGAACTCCAAGAGAGCTTAAAAGTTTCTTTTTCCAGTATTCCATATCTTCAATATTTGTCGAAAGGTCATCGCCTGGAATACTTTCAATTGTTAAGAGTGATGTGCCCCCAACGGTTCTTGACCAATAATCTTCATCAATTGATAAAAGATCAGGAATGGAATCGATTGACAACCCTTTTGAAGTGTCAATTACTTTTTCCCTTTTTATTTGATTCTTAACACCTTCCATAAAAGAAGGGACTTCAGCTTCTGGCATATTTCCACATTCAACACCAAATAACTTCCTTGAAGGTGCTCTTGTTACGCGAGCAATGGATAATGCAGCTTCATTTAATAGAAGTTGTTTTGCAATTGATCTGACAGCGTCAAGAACACTAGTGCCATAAGGTGAATACATGTTATTACTTGTAATTGACATGTGAACATAATGAGATGGTTGAATATATTTAATCTTTGCTCCCATTTCTTTAACTGCATCATTTATAATTAATGTAAGATCTTGAATTTCCCTTTCTGACATTGGTTTTTTTGTTTCAGAAGAAACAACAACCGTATTTCTTCTTTGTTGTGGTAATTCAATTTGCAATGTGGGCAAATTCTTAGCCAATAAATCAACTAATAATGATTTTTGATTCACATCCAATTGGACAATCAAACCCAATTCAATATCAGTCATTTTATCAAATAATAGAATACATTTTTTTGGATCGTGAATAATAAACTTTGGACTATCGAGAGTTTTTTTAATTTCAATAAATGTATCACCATATAAACATGTTCCAAAAACAAATGACGGAAGAATTTTCAATTCCATTTTTGTTTTATCCAGAATTAATTTAACAATTTCCAATCCTTTTTTACCAATTGGGCCTTGAACTGGATCAAGATGAAGTGTATTTGTTTTGTTGCCAATATTAGGTGCCAAAACAGAATCGGAAATAATCGTGACTGCCTTATTAGCTTCTGGTATTCTCATTATGATAGATTCATAATCTTTATACCTTCCAACTCTTCCCATTTCCAAATCAAATAATTTTTCATATTGAAATGATGAAAATTCAAATGATTTAAATAAATGGTTAATTCCTTCATCGTCCAATATCTTTGCTATATTTAATGTGTTATTATTTATATCATAAGCAGATTCCTCTTTCTTTTGAACAACAAAAACATTTATTAGCTTTTGAAGTTTCTCTCTTAATCCAGACAAAAGAGGCTTTTTATACAAACCAGATGAGAAAAATGCTAAGTCTTGCTTAGCATATGAATCATTCTTGATTGATCGATTATCCATGATTTTCTACTAGCTATCCTTTCCATCTTACTAAATTTAGGTATTGGTTTTAATGATAATTTAATATTATCAATACCCATTAAAATTGCAAAACCTGTTGACATTCTTCCTTTAATAAAATACTCTTTTCCAAGATATCTGACTTTATCAAATTTTCTAAATCCAAACAACTTTCCAGTTGGTATTCCTTTTTCAGATCGAATTCCTTTAGTCTGCTGATAATCACCTTTAGAAACGCATCTCTTATAAATCACATTATCAGTCTTAAAAGTTACAGGGTTACCTTGACAAGCTATCACTACTGCATCAATATAATGTTCCTTTGGGTAACCTAAATTAAATCGATTTTCTTTAGTTACATATCCATGAGTTTCAATGGCTTCAGGCAATCTTTTCATTAATTGAAACCTAATGCTATTCATCTGCGTAGCATGTTTTAGATTGCCTTTAACTTTTCCACCATTAATAACAATCTTTCCATCATGAACTGCATCATGACATGTTTTACAGAGAGTGATTAAATTATCAGGCTCATCGGAACCATTATTACTTCTAAAAATAATATGATGTACTTCTAATCTTTTATCTTTGGATTTACCTTTACAATGTTGACATTTGTAAGAATCTCTATCTAAAATAAATGCTTTAGTATTTGCAAAACCGTAGTTAGTTCCTCTTTGATAAGCCCATTTCTTTATTTTTTCATTATATAAAGCAGGATTTTTCATTAAATGTGGATCGAAGTTAGCAGTTTCAATAATCAATTTAGTTATTGGAAGAATTGATTTAACAAAATTGATTTCTTTCAAATGACTATTGAATTTACTAACCATTGTAGGAGAAAACCTATCTTTTTTAATAGAATTCTTCCTATTAGCCCAACGAGCTTTACGATATCTAGTTTTTCTATTTCTTCTATTTCTACGAGCAGTAGCCCTGCTTTTCATAGTTTTGGTGATGTCATTTCTAATAGTAATTTCAGACATATAGATAACTTCTTCTTTATCATTAACAACCGCACTACCAATTTCACTACTACCAGTATCAATACCATGAGTTAATGACTGCTTATAGCCACTAGAGCCATATAAAAGTTTGATAGTGAATGGAGTTCTTCTAATTACTTTTGCTTTACCAAGTTTTAATAAAATTCTTGCTTTTCTAGGTGAACATGGCATTAATGGTTTTCCATGTTTGTTAATAACATAAACTACCATAAAGTTTATCTCCTTTATACAAAGAAGTTATGCCTATTTAACTAGTTGGAGTGCTAGTTAAAATTGGACTTCCTCTCGATCAGTTAAGAAGGCTTCGCATTGTGGTTGACTGTCTCATTCTGCCTTAAGACTGTTTACAGAGCCACGAAAGAGCATTGAACTGAGGCGACATTCAAAGGTTTCTACATCCAACTTAACGGCTACCGGTTTTTTAAACTCCTACTGGTGATCTGGTGAAGATGACCCTCTAATCAAATTCAATTAGAAGGTGCTAAGTCTCGCTTAGCACAGCTTCACTTTCATCCATTAATGTTCACCACCAGATTTTATTGGCCATCATCTTCGTATGAAGGAAAACAATTTGTAGATTTTTCAATCATCCCAAGAATGCTTGACATCGTAATACCAACTGTATCTTTTAAGTTTTCCGATTCTTCTTTTCTTTGTTTGAGGTCTTGTTTCTTCATTAATGTATCAATAATGGTTTTCCTTAATTGTGCTCTTTTGGCTGGCAATGAAGTATATAAATCCATCAATTTTGTCATTGCATCAATATTTGTTGATTTAAGAGAACGAGGGTCTTGAAATGATTGGAACTTTGAAAGAAGATTTAACAATACTTCTTCAACCCTTTCATCTCTTTCTTCTACTAGATTGATATCCTCTTCAATTCTTTCTAAATGTTCCTCTAGTCGCTCGTCTATTTCCATCTTCCGTGTTGATGGTTTCGGTTTCCTTGCCATTTTGTTCAACATCCTTTTTGTGCTCTTCCTGTTTTCCAAAATAGTCCATCTTAATTCCTTTAGTAAGATTGTCAAATTCTGGTGAAAGAGACTTATCAATTTTTATTATTGCTGTTTTTACATCATTCAATAACTTTTTTAATCCAGTTATTTTAACTTTTTTTAATACTTGTTGTCTTCCGTGTTCTGATTGAACACCATAAAAATTCCGAATAGTCAGAAGAATATTTTTAACAATTTCTTCCATTTTCTGATGAAGGTAATTTAAAGAAACCCAAAGATGTTTACAACAAATTCCATCTAAATGAGGATTTCTTTTGACTGGTTTTCTTGATTCACCCGGCCCAAGAATTGAATTTTCTTTTGTTAGAATATAATTAAATCCCCAAAATACCATTGCCGGACAGTTGCACCTAATTCTCCAATTGGTCTTCTTCATTAATTTGGTTAGAAAATCAGAGATTTTATCGTTAGAAACTCCAACCAAGGATAGGTAAAATCCAGCCAAGAGTATTGTTCTGTATTCCGTATTTCTATATCCTTGTTGATAAGTCTTTCTTGATATATCACTATGAGTATATGACACCAAAAGGCCAGAAGAAATGAACTTGAAAATATCTGGATGTTTCATTTTAATGTAAGGTTTCCAATCAGAAGAATTTAGGTGCAATCCTTTTGATTCTGAAAATTGTAAATTTGATTCATCAATAAATGTTTCAAATTTAGCAGATAATACAATCTTTTTCATTAACGTCAAATCCTTTAGGATAGTGAATAATAAAGATAATATGGAAGAACAGACATTGACCACATAGCATGATTACAAAAATAATTTGCACCAGAATCTTTTCTACTGAAATTATTCAAATACTCCCTACAATTACATCTGATGAAAAATTTACTGAATCCATAGAGAGTAAAGAAAGCATATAACATTTGATTATCTAAAAGTCTTTTAAGTTCACCACGAACCAATTCATCCATATTCACATAAGCATTTTTATTTAAATATATTGTTGCATATTGTCTTGTGCTTCCATGAATGGCATCACTTTGAATTGTGTTGAATTTAATAATTCCATTTGCTCGATCATTGACAATTGAAGAAACTTGAAAATTTGATCTCATAACAAGATTTTGTAAAAAGGCAAATATCTTATCAACATTTTTAGTTCCTTTGGAATTTTCTTTTTGTCGAAGTTTTAGAAAGATGTTTGATGGTCTATCAGGTAATAATCTTCTATAAGCAATACTGTCCAAGCTAGCTGAAAGAATTGGTTGTTGATTGACTACATAAGACATTTCATCTTGATTGAAATCAATTAATGTATATGATCTTTCAGAAGAAATAATTGGCTCTTTTTTAATTTGTCTGACTTTATTATGACATTTATTTAGTTCACAAATGATCCGATAATCTTCTTCGGCATCCTTGAGTCTAAATAAATTGCCATCATATTTTTCATTCAGAATCTTTTTAACACCTTCAAAATCTTTATTCTTTCTCAAATAACTATACCTTCCACTCATTTAATATCACCTTATTTGATATTATAATTCAAACATTGGTTTCGAAATTCCATCAATTCCTGAACAATTTTATCCTTATTTTGAAGAAGAAGTTTCATGGAATCTCTTTCTTTTTTCGTCAATTCAACATAATAAGATGATTTTGAAATTTTCTTGCCTTCTTTTTTATTTAGTTGTTTGCCTTGAAGGTTTGTAAATTTTTCAATTTTATGTTGTATTTTGAATTGAAGAAAATCCCGAAAGAGTTTATAAAATTTCTTATTATTCGTATCACAATTAATTTGATTTATTGTGCCGTCATACATGTCCATTGTATTAATAATGGTCGTAGCATTTCGTTCAATAAGTTCTTTAGAAATGTTTTTATTAATAATATCAATGAAAAATTCAGCTAAGATTTTTTGAATTGATGGTTTTCTAGATGATGATAATACGGTAAATGAATAAGATAGAATATTTGATTTTAAGGTTGTCATGTTGGATTCAGTATTTGAAGATTCAATTTCTTCTAAACGTTCTTCAAAATCATTTTCATCATCAATCAATCCGGCCAAATAATCTTCCATGCTTTCTTCTTCTAGATGATTATTTTGATATGTTTTTGTATCCATAACCGATTCGTCATCCAAAGCTTCAATATTATTGTAAAATTTATAATCTGTTAAAGTCTGATGATGATAATTATGTTGATTGATTAGGGCTTTTAAATAAAGAGCACTCCTATGAGCAGTGGCAACAAAAATGCTGAACATAACTTTTGTTGTATCAATTTTTGTAAGGTATTTGATAATACTTATCCAAGCATTATTGACAGCTTCTTCAAATTCATCCATTATTGGTTCGTAGACTTTTGATCCAATAACTTTTCGAATTGACAATTGAACTTTTGGATATATAACATCTAAGATATTATATTTTTGAATGGCACAGTGTTCTACTATTCGAGGATTTCTATTTAGATGCAACCAATGGATCAAACTATATAATTTGTATTTTTCTATATTTGACTTGAGTTCTAATTCATCTTCCAATGTAATTTGAATTTTCTTATTGTTAAGATTTTCTTTGAGATATTTTCTTTTCTTGACAAAAGAAGGATTTTGTTCTTGTTTTTCTTCTCTGTAAAGTCTAACAGCATCAATTATTTCAAGCATGATGATATCAACATTTCTAACACTATAATCTCTTAAAGTCATAATCCGATCTAAATAATTTGGATTGGTCATAACAAGATTTATTAACCAATCGTCTTCTTTAAAAGGCCACCTCATATATTTTTCAGCTGAAGAATCATCTTCCGGCGACAAATCTTCAAAAAATTCTTGATTCATTTTTATCAACTCCATATTTTTACGAAACTCAAAATTTCTAAAATTAACTTATGTGGAGGTTGACAAATTATGCTTACGGAAAATCAAATTGAACAATACATATCATATAGACGTGATCCGATCAAATTTACCTTAGATAATGTTAAAATTATTACTCAAAAAAATGGAAGAATTCCATTTCCATTGTATGATTTTCAGAAGAATCTCATTAAAAAATATTGTAATAAACACAATTTAATTATTTTAAAAAGTAGACAGGTCGGTGCTTCAACCATTGTTCAAGCACTTGCTTTGTGGTCAGCTCTACATTTTTCAAATTACAATATTCTAATTGTTTCGGCTGGTGCTAGAAATGCTAAGAAGTTTTTAAAAAAGATCAAACAAATGTTTCGAGCATTACCACAATGGTATATAGATGAATTTTTGCCACCAACATCAACAAGAAATAAGACAGAAAATGGAACTAAAGACAATGAATCAGAAATGGCATTTACTAATGGGAGCACTATCACAGCACTCCCTGCTACGGAACAAGCCTCTAGAGGTGAATCAATTAGTTTATTGATTCTTGATGAAGCGGCTCATACAGAAAACGTTGAAAATGTTTATAAAGCTATTTATCCAACCATATCAAAAGCAGTTGATACTACTTCAAAAAAACCTTATGGAATACTTATTATATCAACTCCGAATGGTATGGCTGGAACAGGTGAATGGTATTATAATATGTATCAAAATTCTGTTAGTGGTAAAAACAATTTTCATCCTTTACGTGTTCATTGGAGTAGTATTCCAGATTGCACAAAAGAATGGTATTTGGAAAATTGTAAAGCATTAAATTGGGATCAAAGAGCTATTCGACAAGAACTTGAATTATCATTTGAAGCTTCTGGTGATACTTATATCCCAGGCTTCTTACTTGAAAAAATC